AAGTTATTCTTAACCATCCAACTCGTAAGTGTTTCAAAATTTTCTCTACAAGGATAGTATTGAGGAGTTGTTTGTCTAAACAATTCTGCCTCTGCCCTTGCTCTCAAAATAGAATTTTCTTCTTCTACTTTTATTAATCTATCTTCTACAGATAGTTGGGAGAGAACTTCATCCTCTTGATTCCTAACTACATTTTCTGGGATATTCTCATCATCTAATATACCCAAACGATTTTTTCTCTTCAATTCACGCGCCATTTTTATAGATTCTTTATGCGCGTTTGCGACTTTATCTAGAACTTCTTGGGCATTAGCACCCTTAAATACTTGTACTGATCCTAAGGGACGATTATATTCATCCGTTGGCTGATAACTATATACAAATTCCTCAACAGGAGCAACTACAGGTACAGAAACTACTTCTGCTGCTGGTTCTACTTTAGTTTCCTCTACAACAGTTTCTACAACAGGAACTTCAACTATTTCTTCTTGTGTCATTGCACTCATTCTACACTCCCTCCTCTATTGTGTAATCACCTAAATCAAGGTTTTGTTCCGTTGGATCATCTAAAACCTTTTGGCTTGACGACTCAGAACGATATAGAGCCAATTCATCATTGATTCTATTTATTAAACCTACTGTAAACATAGCTGCTGCTTTAGTCATTGCATGATTCTCAACCAAAGCGGCTGTATCACCTGCTTTAACATTAATTAAGGCAACCTTAAATCTTTCTACCTCTGCTTCCATCATATTTTGCAATATACGCCAACCTTCTGATGTAACTAAAACTTGCAAATGACTTCTTTGAACATGAGAAAGTTGTAACTCTGGGTCAACCATTTATCCCTCCTACTCAATAGTTGGTTCTTCACCACCGAGTCCGGCTGGTGAAGGCTCTCCCTCTACTGCTTCTGACATAGCACTTGTTCTAAACGCTTCTCTAACTATATCACGTTTAATACGATTATCAGTGCCCGCATCATCAAGAGCTTGTTTTTGTTGGAACTTCTGTTGCTCTAATCCGGCTTTACTATTTATTTGCTGTTGTTGCATAGCAGCCTGACTCTGAGCAGCTTGACGTTGTTTCATTTCAGCAGTTAATGGTTTAATAATGTCCTGACGATTCTTCCATTCAGACGCTTCCATCCACATATTCAAAATAGGCTTAAAATCAACATATTCACCATTAATCTCAGCCAAATTTTGTTGAATATTTGGATTCTCAAGAATCTGTGTAACTAATGTCAACGACTGAGCCATAATTCTCTTAGCGGCCATACTAGCACCGGCTAAGACTTCATACTCATGGACAGAATCATGAAATTCTTGTAAATTAAAATCCTTAAGAACTTCTTTTCCTAACTCTTGACCGATTATGTCCACAATGTCATAATCTGATACGTAGTGAAAAATCAAATAATCAATAATATACAAAAATGGTTTAAAAACCTTTTCGATAAACCCATCTAAAGGGCCATCTAAACGACTAGCTGAAGCCCCACTTAAAGTATTCGCACCTGTAGCAGTGCGCCCCATTGATGACCTAGGACCAGCACTACTACCTTGAACAAGCATAGAATCAGCACCAGACGTACTCTCTGTGGCCTTCTCAGACTCTTGTAGAGCAGCCCACACTTCGGATGGAACTTTAGGGGTGTCTAATAACTTATAAGCAGTGTTTACTTCTCCGTCTATACTTAAAATCTTACCAATAGTAGTGCGAATCATTTGAGTAGGGTTGTTACTATCTCTCCTACGCAAATAAACAGGATTTACACCAAAGCTTAAAATCTGTAGTATGGCATTAATTGTTCCTTGGTCAACACGTTGATTTTGACCAATAATCAATCCAAGGCCCATTCCATAAAATGACTTCGGACGATTCCACCAATTACAAGATAAAAAGGGAATCTGATCGAACGGGTTCTTTTGGGAACAAATAACTTTAGAGCGATTTAAAACTAATATCTTTCTCTTTTTATCCCAATACTCTAAAATCTCTAATTTATTTCTTCTAGGGTCAGCACTAAATTCTTGTTTAGGACTGGCCGCATGATGCACTACGCCTGAGACTCTTGCTAGTTCATCAACTTGATTTACTGGGGTTGTAGCCGTCTCTGAAGGTGGCTCCCATAGACTTCCTAAATCTTCAGGAAAACTCCAACCTTCTTCTCCAGCCTTTGTAACTGCATCTTCTAATGCCTTCAATTCATAATAATCAACATAACGTATATCAACTACGAATCTAGCTTCACGAATATCAGATACTTCCAAATGTGGATCAACTAATACTCTAGTTATATCACGGAATTCAAAAAATGGTCTTGCCACAATTTTTGTAGAAGTTTCAATTTTAGGCAGGTCATCAGTTGGTATAACTTGATCTGCTTCAGTGGTAGTATCAGCACCGGGAAGCTTAAAAGTTTGAGCTATTCTCTTCGGTTTCTGTACTTCTTTATACTCAATACCCCATTTCCAAATAGATGTACCGTATGCTAACATTTGTTCAAGACCCCAAACTACTTGAGTCTTAAACCTGCATTCATCTAACAATGCAGAAAACATTGCTGTCTTACCGTCTGTGGCTACTTGCGACGTGCCCGGACGCGGACGCAAAATCATTGGAGGATTGTCATAAAACAAGCCTTTATAAAGTTGAGGAACTATAGAATTACAAACCTTCGCTACGGTAAAACGTTGAACGTTAGGCTGAAGAATATAAGTATTTTCATACACACTCATCGGTCTTGGAGATTGAAATAAAAGGTCAGCATCGCGCCATAAGCTTGTTGTTGCTCATCTAAAAAGATGGGATAAGACATTTCTGCTTATCTCTTACAGTTTTATTCCTGTAATGATCGGACTATCGCATCACCTTTCGGCGTTCTATCGCTTAGTCTCTCACGGTGCCATTACGCTTCCGCCCTGTTAGCATCTCAGCTTCCAAGTCAATCAGATAGAATTTAAAGAACCCCTTAGTTAGCCAAGGTTCCATTGCTTTGCCATAAGCCATGCTTCAACCTTTGTTGCGCTGCCCACGACTAAAGCAAGTTCTGCATCAGTTGTTTTTAAATCTCCCTCTTTATTAAAATCCTCAGCATTTAAATGTCTGTCTGGATTTCCGTCATTGGGAATTAATGCCATTGAACCCCCTTAATTTTTTATTTTCTCTATAACGTCTATTACGTATTGCGCTCTTACTCGGATTTAAAGACGCCCTTCTTTTATTTGATTCTACTATCCAAGGGCACTTCATACCAATTCTTGATGCACTTAAATTCTTTCTATGTTCTTCACTTTTAGGTTTACCTATTAAGGATTTTTTAAGTTTTTCAATTTCTTCTTCTGACTTAAATGTTCCCTCTCTTGTATTTCCTCCTGTACCACCTTCTGCAACATTATAGCCAAAATTAGGATCACGACTATTATATTCAATAATCCAAATTTTCTCTAAATTATCCATCTCTTCTTTTGAATTACAATAAACTAATGGTCTAATTTCAAACTGTTCAGAACCATGTTTTCTAATGGCTCTATATAACAAAGTTTTACCTTTATCACCACGAGTTGCCGCAAGTATGTTATGCCTCAAATAAGCCTCTAAATCACTGCCCGCGTGCTGCCCTATGTAAAATTTACCATTCGCTTTACTTTTTATCTCATATATGTACATATTCTTATGTTATCACATTTCTGCACGATTGTCAAGTTTTATTCATAACAATAACAACAATTTGGCATTTCTTTATAAACTTTATCTATGTTATGAATCCGTATTTCATGAGCATCAGATAATAATTCACCGACATGCTCAGTACATGCAAACGTATAATCATCCGGTCTTGGTCCATCCCAAATTTCCCATTCTGCCAATTTATTACATACTTTCATTTTTCCTCCTAACTAAATAAATCACTTAATGGGTCGTCTAACTGTCCCATTGCAGGCGCTTGTTCTTTCTCAAATTCTGTTCTTGGATTATCATCCATATCAGAAACCGAGTTGTATTTAGCATACCGCCCGAGTCCATATAGCATATCATGAGTTTCTAAACTTTTGCGAGCCATAGGATCATTAGATTGGATGAAAGTCATTCTAGCATCCATATCTGCATAACTAGCATATTGTTCCACTAATAACGATAAACCAGAAACTATATCATCTTTTCCGTCTTTAACCGTACCAAACTTTTCCAATTCGGTGTAAATTTCAGACAATCCCTGGCATGAGTTTGATAAAAACAGTCTATCATCACCAAGTAATCTTAAAACTGGTTTAGCTTTAATCTCTTTAGATTTAGCTTTTGTACCAAATCCAAG